AAGGCCCTTATTGAAATGGGAATGACGCCCAGCAGCAGGGCCAGGGTAAAGGTAACTTCTCCCCCAAAAGAGGAGGATGATAAAGAGAGGTTTTTTGATTGAAAGGAGAGACATGACAATTCAAGAATTTATAGATTTTTATTCAGATGCATATAAAAACTTTGATTTATTATCGCCAGAGATTTTGAGAAATCACGCTTCTTATTTAGAGGGCTTTATTGATGGTAATGGCAAAAATAAAAGGGTTGCAAACATAGTTAAAGATTTAAGGGATGTTGCACACATGATTTCTGTATTGAAATCGAGAGCATAACCACTTCAAGGGAAAGGAGAGCTAATATGAAGATAAAAAGTTGTAATGAATGTCATTATTATAGATATGAAAGTTGTATAGGATATGATTGCTCCCATCCGGACGCACCGGAAGATGAGGACAGAGGAGAGGAGCCATTAGCAGAAAATAGAGAGGGTGATTTTCCAATGTGGTGTCCATTAAATTTTAAGAAAGGAGAGATATAATGTTTAATATTTTCAGGCCAGAAGTAACAGACGAACAGGTAAGGGAAGTTATTAAACCTATGTTGGCTGATATGGAGGAACGTGTCAACTGGCTTCAGTCAATGCAAAAGTTAGATGTAAAAGACGGAGATATTGTTGTCTTGAGACATCCTGGCGTTTTATCTAAGGATTCAGCAAAAAAATTAAAAAAATTCGTAAGGAAAATAGTCAAAGGTCATGGTTTTGATGTTCATGTCATGGTGTTTGAGGAAGGCATGGAGATTGGGGTGCTTAGGAAAGGAGAAACAAACATAACAGTCGATATCGGGGATGAACAGCTTAAATCATATATCCAAAAAACGGTTGATGAATTTAGAGTGAAGACAGACAAACGTTCATAAAGAAAATAATATTGAAAAGGAGAGTAAATGAGCAAAGGAAATAGACTAAGAGACATAAGGAAGAATGAAATGCCGTTTATTAAGCAAGTGCAACCAGGCCAGCAAGTCCAGGTCGATTTAAAGGATGCTACCCAGCAGGTCTGTGAATGTGGATGCAAGTATTTTGAGCCCGCCGTTACACTTTACAAGGTCTCTGCAATAACATCACCTAACGGCCAGGAGCTAATGGCACAGCAGCCGGTGTTAATTTGTAAGGATTGTCGGAAACCTTTTGGAGAGAAGGAAGTTAAAGTTGACTAATAAACCTTGACTTTGTTACTTATAAGTAATACATATATAGCCATGAAAATAAATATACAAAAACTTAAATGTGTGAGGTGTGGCTATGAGTGGTATCCAAGAAGTGACGATGTGCGAAGATGTCCAAAATGTAAATCCTATTATTGGGATAAGCCGAAAAAGGGTTGAGATGATAATTTATAAGGTTACGAATCTCATAAATGGTAAGGAATATATTGGATTGTCAACCAGGGGACTTAAAAAAAGGAAAGGGGAGCATCTCCGCCATTATAAAACTGGGGAAGGTTATTTTTATAAGGCTATACGCAAATATGGTCCAGATTTATTCTCTTGGAAGGAGATATGTATATGCTCAACACATACGGAATTAGTCCGAAAGGAAATTGAGTCAATCCGCTTATATGGAACAAAGGCACCTAATGGATACAATTTAACTGATGGCGGAGATGGGCCTCTGAATCCTTCTATCGAGACACGGGAAAAGATGGGTGCATGGCAAAGGGGAAGGACAAAATCAGTAGAGACGCGCGAAAAGTTAAGAATAGCAAATACAGGAAAGGTTCATTCACCGGAGACACGAGCAAAGATAAGTGCAATATCTAAGAGACATAGGAATTCACCGGAGACACGAGAAAAGATAAGCGCCGCGAATAAAGGAAGGGTTGTATCCGACCAAGCAAGAGAAAATATGAGTGCCGCACAAAAAGGAAGAAAACGCGCCCCATTTACCACAGAACACCGAGCAAATATTAGTGCATCAAAGAAAGGGGTTAAGAGGCCGCCGCCCACTGCAAAGGCGCGGGAAAATATGAGTGCCGCACAAAAAGGAAGAAAACAGCTGCCCCGTACAGATGGATGGAAGGCAAAGCAAAGAGAAGCCCATAAGGGATGGGTCCCTTCCGATACAACAAGGGCAAAGATGAGTGCCGCACAGCACAGACTACAGAAACAAAAGAGGTTTCTTAAATGAGTAGTGGAGTCTATCAGATTAGGAATACCGTCAATGGGAAAAGATATATTGGGAGTGCTGTTGACTTTCAAATACGTTGGTTTAAACATAAGAAGCTTTTAAAACAAAACAAACATCATTCTATTCATTTACAAAGAGCATGGAATATTTATGGTGAATCCAAATTTAAATTTGAAATATTACTTCTTTGTAAAAGCAAAAAACTTTTAATTTATGAACAAAAATTTATTGATAAAAAATTGCCAGAATACAATATCTGTCCAATAGCAGGATCAACTTTAGGATTGAAAATGTCTGATAAAGCTAGATTAAATATAAGCAAAGGGAAAATGGGACATAAAGTTTCTTTAGAAACAAGAACCAGATTAAGTATTGCCAATAAAGGTCATGGGTTTTCTGATGAATCAAGAGCAAAAATGTCAATAGCTCAAAGCAAAAGGATTCATCCACCAGAAGTAAAAGCAAAAATATCCGCAGCAAGTAGGGGTGAGAATAATGGAAATGCTAAATTAACTTGGTTTGATGTAAAAAGAATGAGAAGACTTTATTTCATTGAAAGTTATAGATATAGCCAAATAGCAAGATCGTTTGAGGTTAATTGGTCAACAGCCAAAAGAGCAATTACAGGCGAAAGTTGGAAAGCATGAATGTTGATAGAGGTACTCAATATGCTCTTGATGTTAAAGATGGAACAATAATAGCAGGTCCCTATGTAAGGGCAGCCTGTCAAAGACATTTGAATGATTTAGAAAGATCAAAAAATTTTTCATGGATATACTATTATGATGACTTTGAAGCAGTAGAAGCTATATCATTTTTTGAAACTATACTTTTCTTAAATGGTGGGCAATATGAGGGGAAGCCTTTTCTTCTTTTTGATTGGCAAGATTTTGTCGTGAGTTCAGTCTATGGTTGGTTAAAAATTCCAGAAGGGTGTAAACGCAAAAAAAGACCGATAAAAACAGATGAAGATAACAGAAAAAACCCCTATATGTGGATAAATGAAGAAACCGGAGAAGAAGAAAGGGCTTTCAGGCGGTTTAGGGTGGTATATTGTGAGGCTGGAAAAGGTTGTGGAAAAAGCCCCCTCGCAGGAGGCGTTGGGATTAAAGGACTTGTAGCCGAAAAAGAAAATAGACCTGAGATTTATGCAGCAGCGACATATAGAGATCAGGCTATGGTATTGTTTAGAGACGCTTGTGCATTCTATGACCAATCCCCTGAATTACAAAATCGTCTTACAGCATCAGGTACGGGTGAGAAAAGATGGAATCTCGCATATCTTAAAAAAGGTGGGTTTTTTAGAGTTATATCGTCTGAAAAAAAAGGGCAATCTGGCCCAAGGCCACATATTATTTTGCTAGATGAAGTGCATGAATTTACAGACGGAACATTAATTGATTTACTCCGAGCAGGATTTAAGTTTAGAGATCAACCATTAATGTTTCTTATTACAAATAGTGGCTTCGATAAAACATCGATTTGCTGGCAATATCATGATTGGGGTATCAAAGTAGCATCAGAACAGCTTGAAAACGATGAGTTTTTCTCTTTTATTGCTTCACTTGATGAAGAAGACCTTAAAGATGACTCCTATCTTGAAAACGAGAATGTTTGGATCAAAGCGAATCCATCGCTTAAATATGATTTACCTGGATATGATTATATCAGAACTCAAGTTAAAGAAGCTCATGGCCTTCCATCTAAGATGAGCATGGTAAAGCGGCTCAATTTTTGTGTCTGGACTGATGCTGAGAATCCCTGGATAAGTTCTGAAATATGGATACCCTGTCGTGATACTGAGTTTGATGACTCTTTACTTGTAGGTCGTAGGTGTTGGGGCGGTTTAGATTTATCCGCAGTCAATGACCTTACCTCATTTGCGCTTATGTTTGCTCCGTCAACTAATGATCCAATGTGGAGATTGAAAGCATGG